CTACAAGTAGTCAGAGCAGACGATGACGATATCAAAAATGCTTTTGTATCTTCTGGATCAACCGTAGGTATAACTAGTGTTAAAATTAAAAGTTTAGATCATTATGAAGAACTTGGATATGATGAAACCACTATTACTAATGTTATTGTAGCGGCAAGAAATCCTGGTTCTTGGGCAAATGGAATTAAAGTTGCGATTATTGACTCCAAAGCAGACCAAATTTTAAGTGGAATCGGAACAACTACACTAACAACTACAACTACTACTTTTGTTGGAGTTGCAACAGCATCTGATGGTGATATTGGGATCACCACTACATCTGTTACTGGTATTACAACAACCAATATTGAAGTTGGACAAACTCTAAAAGTAGAAACTGGAATTATAGGGTCCGGAACAACTGTAACCGCAATTGGAGTTGGAACAGTATTCATTAGTCCTGCAACCTTAAATAACATTTCTCTTACTAATGTAGAACTTTCTTTTGGAAGCAACGTATCTACATCCTCAACAACCGGACTCACACTTCAAGTTGGTTATGGCGTAACTCAATCTCTTACAGGAAAGACTGATACTTCTTCGGGAACTGCAGTATCCTTAAATGATTCTTATCTAAAAGGAATCATTACTGAGATTGGGACAGATTCAATTGCGGTTAAAATTTTAAGTCGTGTATCTGCAGCAGGAACAGAAACATCCGTTGATTATCAGCAAGATGGAACTTGGTGCTTTACCGAAACTGGAAATGTTGGTATCGTATCTGTAACCCCGGCAGCAGGAACAAACAACAGCGGTATTTCCTCTGCTACTTTGGGAAGTGCTGCTTATACTGGCGAAGTTGATTGGTTCAGTCAACAATACATCGACCTTGATAAAATCAAAACCAAAATCCAGTGGAATAATCTATCACCTGCACCAGGAACTTCGGCATTTGCAGAACCAAGAGGATCTAGATTTGATGAAGTTCATGTTGTAGTTATTGATGAGTTAGGAACTATTACTGGTAATGCCGGAACAATTCTTGAAAAGCATATAGGTCTTTCTAAGGCAACTGATGCTGAGTTTTCTGCAGGAAGTACTTCGTATTGGAGAAAGTATATTGCCGCAGGTTCTGCAAATATCTTTGCCGGTGGTGCTCCTGCCGGACTTACCACAACAGGATATGATGCTGGTCAGTTTGATTTAACAACCGATAATGGATGGGATCAACCTGCAGAAAATGTTATTTTTGGTGCCGCAGGTGCTAATACCTACACATTAACAGGTGGTCTTAACTATAATGGTCAAACTGGAATTGGAACTACCGGTGCTCTTACTGCTGATCTTAGTGAGTTGAAGGATGGGTATGATTTATTTGAAAATACTGAAGAAATTAAAGTAGATTTCTTATTGATGGGATCTGCTGGTTATGCAAAAGAAATCGCACAAGAACTGGCAAACAAACTTATTTCGGTTGCCGAACTGAGGAAAGATGCAATTGCGTTCATTTCACCATATAGAGGTTCTGCTCTTACTGATACGACGGTAGAAACTGAAGTCACAGTTAGATCACCAGAAGATACTACCAAAAATGTAATTAGTTTCTTCTCACCTATAGCATCTTCATCTTATGCAGTATTTGATTCTGGTTACAAGTATATGTACGATAGATTTGCAAATACTTATAGATATGCTCCTTTAAACGGCGATATTGCTGGACTATGTGCTCGTAGTGATATTAATTTCTTCCCTTGGTATTCTCCTGCCGGTACATCAAGAGGTGCTATTCTAAATGCTGTTAAACTTGCATACACTCCAAGTAAGTCGCAAAGAGATCGTCTTTATACAAATAGAATTAATCCAATAATCTTCTCACCAGGAGCAGGTATTATTCTGTTTGGTGATAAGACTGGATTAGGAAGAACATCTGCATTTGATCGTATTAATGTTCGTAGACTCTTCATTTACCTTGAGGATGCTATTTCTCGTGCCGCCAAGGATGTACTGTTTGAGTTTAACGATGAAATTACAAGAACCAATTTCGTAAATACGATTGAACCATTCTTGCGTGATGTTCAGGCAAAGAGAGGCATCTTTGATTATGTCGTAATTGCTGACGAAACTAATAACACGGCAGCGGTCATTGATGCTAATGAATTCAGAGCAGACATCTACATTAAACCAGCGAGATCGATTAACTTCATCGGTCTTACCTTTATTGCCACCAAGACTGGTGTTGATTTTGAAGAAGTAATCGGCAACTTTTAATTAACAGAGGTTAAAAACTATGGCAACCAGAAATCAATTAAATCCACCCCCTCTAAGGAAGATTACGGACTTCAAGAGTAAGTTATCTGGTGGTGGTGCTAGAAGTAACCTCTTTGAGGTTGTTCTTTCATTCCCAGATGCCGCTCCTGCGGACACTAATGTTCTTGACAAATCTAGATTTTTAGTCAAAACGGCGGCACTTCCAGGGTCAACAGTAACTCCAATAGATGTTGCATTTAGAGGAAGAACTCTAAAATTAGCAGGAGATCGTACTTTTGAAACTTGGACGATTACCGTTATTAACGATACCGATTTTGCAATTCGTTCGGCATTTGAGAACTGGATGAATGTTATTAATCGTGTTTCTGATAACACCGGAGTTACAGATCCTGCACTATATCAGGCAGACGCATTCGTTTATCATTTAGATCGTGACGGTTCAACTCTGAGAGCATATCATTTTTATGATTTGTTCCCAACAAATATAAGTCCAATTAACTTAGCATATGAAACTGATGCAATTCAAGAGTTTACTGTAGAAATGCAGGTTCTTTGGTGGGAAGCAGTCAGGGGTAATTCTCCTGCTGCGGGTGGCGAAGATATCAACTAAATAAACTATAACAGGTAAGCATACTTTATAAGATGGCGAAACTTTTTGGTTTTTCAATTGAGGATAATGAAAAAAAATCCAAATCTATAGTCTCCCCCGTTCCTCCTAATAATGAGGACGGGGTTGATTATTATATTCAATCGGGATTTTATGGGCAAACTATTGATATTGAAGGTGTTTATAGAACCGAATACGATTTAATTCGTCGATATCGTGAAATGTCGCTTCATCCAGAATGTGATGGGGCAATTGAGGATGTTGTGAATGAAGCACTTGTGAGTGATCTATATGATTCCCCAGTAGAAATAGAATTATCAAACTTAAATGCTAGTGATAAACTTAAAAAAATTATAAGAGACGAATTTAAGTATATTAAAGAAATTATGGACTTCGATAAGAAGTCTCACGAAATTTTTAGAAATTGGTATATTGATGGTAGATTATTTTATCTCAAGGTAATTGATATAAAAAAACCTGAAGAGGGCATTCAGGAATTGAGATATATTGATCCTATGAAAATGAAACATGTTCGTCAAGAAAAAAAGACCAATAATAATTCCGGACCAAACTTATCAACACTTACTAATTTTAATGTAAATCAGGTTACATATCCTGAAATTGAAGAATATTTCATCTATACTCCAACATCAAACTATCCATCAGGTATGCTTGGATCTTCCTCAAAAGGTGCGGTAAAAATTGCTAGAGATTCAATTACTTATTGCACATCAGGATTAATTGATAGGAATAAGGGAACCGTCCTTTCATATCTTCATAAAGCAATCAAGGCACTCAATCAACTTAGAATGATTGAAGATTCTCTTGTGATTTATAGATTATCAAGAGCACCCGAGCGTCGTATTTTTTATATTGATGTCGGCAATCTTCCAAAGGTAAAAGCAGAACAATACCTCAAAGAGGTTATGAGTCGCTATCGTAATAAATTAGTTTACGATGCAAACACTGGTGAAGTTCGTGATGACCGCAAGTATATGAGTATGCTTGAGGATTTTTGGCTTCCAAGAAGAGAGGGTGGTAGAGGAACCGAAATTACAACTCTTCCCGGTGGTCAAAATCTTGGAGAACTTTCTGATATCGAATACTTTCAGAAGAAACTCTATAGAGCACTTGGAGTTCCCGAATCCAGAATTGCCGGGGGTGGTGATGGATTTAATTTGGGTAGATCATCAGAGATTTTGAGAGATGAACTTAAGTTTTCTAAGTTTGTTGGACGCCTAAGAAAGCGTTTTGCGAATATGTTTAATGACATGCTTCGCACTCAACTTCTCCTTAAGAATATTGTAACTCCTGAAGATTGGGAAACAATGAGCGATCATATTCAGTATGATTTCCTATACGATAATCATTTTGCCGAACTTAAGGAGGCAGAATTACTTACAAATCGTTTGACTCTTGTTACTTCTATGGAGGCATATATTGGAAAATATTTCTCCACCGAATATGTCCGTAAAAAGATTCTTCGTCAAACTGACTCAGAAATTATTGAGATTGATGCTCAAATTGATGATGAAATTGAGAAAGGAATTTTACCAGATCCTAATGCACCTGTTGATGAAATGGGAAATCCAATCCCAGAAGGAGGTGAGATTCCGCCTGCAGAAGGAGCACCTATGGAAGGAGAAGTTCCAGAAGAACCTGTTGCTCCACCCCCTCCTCCAGAACCTAAAGGCGGCAAGATATAAATAATCTTATAATAATAAATTGTTTCTATGGAAGAACTTATCGATTTGATTGCAACAGATGGTTCAGCATCTGATGTATCTGACAAAATTAAAGAATTATTGTATGCAAAAGCATCGGATAGAGTTGATTCTGCCCGACCTTATGTTTCTGCATCTATGTTTGGTGATGATGAAAATACAGAGGATCAAGAATAATGGCAATCAAGGTAGTTCAGAATGTAAATAGAATAACTGCGACTGTAAGTGCGGCAACTACTAGTAATCCTATTGCTCTTAAAAGTGGATATTTGAGAGTGTCTACTGGTCTAACATCAGTGTATGTTGAGACCGGAGGATCTCCAGTTGCCACTGTTAATTCTTTTCAGATAACTCCATATGGAAATGAGGTTATAAAGGAAAGACTTGCTAGACAAAGAATAGTTGGGATTACTACCGGAACCTCAACTACTGTTTCATTTGATGAAAATGCCGGAAATCCATTTTTGGTTGGCGATTATGTCACTATTCAGGGGGTAACAACGGCAGGTATTAATACAGAGCACAAATTAATTACTGCAGTATCTGATGATTCAGTAACAGTTTCTCACAATACATCATCTGTTACTGGTCCAATTGTCGCAACCGGAGCAAATATTGCTAGGAGTGTAAAGGTAAGCGTGATTGCAGCATCTACCTCTCAGGATGTAAGTATCACAGAAATTGTTCAGTTAGTAACCGAATAAAAATGAAACTCATCACAGAAGAAGTCTCACAAGTAGAATTCATTACCGAAAAAGTAAACGGTAAACAAACGATGTTCATTGAAGGTATTTTCCTTCAAGGAGATATTTGCAATCGTAACGGAAGAATGTATCCTATGCAAACTCTTGCCCGTGAGGTAAAGAGATACAATGAATCATTTGTATGTAAGGGTCGTGCTCTAGGAGAACTTGGACACCCCGATGGACCTACCGTGAATCTTGACCGTGTTTCTCATAAGATTATTTCTTTAGAGCAAAAAGGAACAAACTTTATTGGTAAAGCACAACTTCTTGAAACTCCAATGGGTAAGATTGCAAAATCTCTTATTGGTGAAGGCGTTTGCCTTGGAGTTTCTTCTCGTGGTGTTGGTTCACTCAAGATGACTAATGAAGGTCATAAAATTGTTGGTGAAGATTTTATGCTTGCAACTGCTGCTGATATTGTTGCCGATCCTTCTGCTCCTGATGCTTTTGTTCAGGGAATTATGGAAGGCAAAGAGTGGGTTTATGAGGGTGGAATACTAAGGGAAAAATTAGTTGAATCCACAAAAAGAAGAATTAATACTCTCGTAGATGAAAAAACCCTTCAAGAACATAAAGTTCAATTGTTTCAAGAATTTTTAGGAAATCTTTAATTTATAAATAAATATAGATTATAACACGAGATCTAAAAAAATGTCCGTTGGTAGAAATTTACAAGAAATGGAAAACGTAGTAACCAAAGGAGCCTCACCTGCCGAAACTCCCTCAACGAGTGCAACTCCTGTTGTAACTCCAGGCCAAACTGGTTCTTGGGAAGATTTGGGCGGTCCAACTCCAGAAAATTATCGTCCCGATGACGATTCATCAAAACTCAAGGACTCAACTCTAGCACAAGTTAGAGATGTTGTAAACGCTAAAGCAGTTGCAGCAGATTCTATGAAAGGTGTAAAGGAAGAGACGGAAGAAGATGAAGATCTTGTTGATGAAGAAGAACTTGATGAGGATGAAGAAGTAG